AAAAGACACAATTTATTCATACATAGAAACTCCTTAAACTTACAAATGGAGTTGAACTCTTATGTATGGAAGTCAGATAAAAATGGGAACAATTTAGATGAACCCGAAGATAAAAATAATCACATCATCGATGCGCTCAGGTATGTCTTACAAATGAAGATAATGAGAAACACTGGTGTCTATGTGATGTAAAATGAGAGATTAAAATAATAGATATTTATAGATATATGGAAACAACCTACATAGAACACAAAGGTCAAAAGTATGAAGTAAAAGAGCCAACAATAGAATCATGGAAAAATGTAATGATATACAAAGACCTATTAGATGAGGAAGAGATGTATATCAAAATGATTTCTGAGGTTACAGGAATTTCCATGCAAGAAATCAAAAGTGCTGACGCACTTGAAATCAGGACTGCTGGTGACAAGTTGTGGAGGTATCTAAATCAGGAATCCAAAAAGTTATTCAAGAGTTTTGAACATCATGGTATCACCTACAACTTGGTTGATTTCAACAAAATATCATTTGGTCAATTTGTGGATATTGATACATTCATGAAAAAAGATGAGTCGTATAAGGTTGCTAATCTAAATGAACTGGCAGCCTATTTATTTTGTGAAGAAAGTGTGGTTTATGGTAAGTCAGACATCACAGCAAGAATAGAAGATTTCAAAGATTTACCAGTAAAGTATGTTGAAGGAGCGATTTTTTTTTTGTTGAATTTGGGAAAGGGATTGCGAGAACTTACCACACTTTATTCCAAGAGCCCATTGATATGGAAGATGATGGAAATAAAAATACGATGGGTAAATTTTGGGGATGGTATCAAGCAATTGTACTCCTCGCGGAGAACAAAATTTGGAAAATTGATAGTGTTACTAATCTCCCCCTTGTGGCTTGTCTCAACCATTTGTCGTGGCTTATGGACTACAATCAGGAACAAGAGAAAAAAATAAAAGAAATACAGAAAAGATAATATGTCTTCACCAACTCCGACCCCAAGTCCAACTCCAAAAGAAGTCAATTTTAAGACACTGGCAACGGACTTTGAAACACTGGCAAACTTACATAAGCAGTTGAACTCATTTGGTTTGGGGGACATTGACCAACTTACCTATTGGACACAATCAAGATTAAAGGAAGAAAATACGGAATATCAATCTCCGTATTATCCCCTATTATACATTGTTCCATCAAAGGTTGAGAATGACTTACAATATAAAGTTTGGGAGTTCAATACAACAGTATCAGATATTGTTGAAGATTCATTACAGAACGATGAAGACACTTTGTCAGACACCTTACAAATACTTCAAGATGTAATATCACAATTCAGATTATCCACAAGTAATGTATTGGGTAATTACTACGACAAATATTATGTTGATGATGAGGTTGTTTGTACCCCCTTTTTGGGGGAACAAGATGATAACCTAAATGGTTGGAATGGTCTATTAAAAATAAAGACCATAACCGCATTAGATAGATGTGCTGCGGCATTTAACACTTGGACTGGTGCGTCTATCACTCACCCCAACGGAATCAACTTAAAAACCTTTACAGACGATTTTAGGATATTGTCTGATTATCACAAACAGATACAATCATTTGGATTTGGTAAGATGGATGAATTTACCTATTGGAATGAGATGAGGTTGAAGGAAGATAATACAAGTTATAATTCCCCATACTATCCATATTTCTTTGTAGTACCAAATGATGTTATACAAAAGTTTGGGTTTATGGAATACAAATTCACATTCATTGTATCAGACATTATACAGAGGAGTTTAGAAAACCAAGTAGATGTATTATCAGATACACTACAAATCATGGACGATATATTGGGTCAGTTTAGATTATCTGTAACAGATTCATTGGGTAATTTTAATGAGTTATATTATTTGGATACACCGATTACTTGTACTCCATTCCTTGAAAAGTATGATGACTTGTTGGGGGGATGGGTTGCTGAGATTACTATTGAAGTGAAGACACCTCTTGATAGATGTGATGCTCCATTCAATTCATTTGTTAGTCCGACACCAAGTCCAACACCTACTGAAACACCTGGTCAGGTTACACCGACCAATACACCAAGTCCTACTCAAACTCCAAGTAATACTCCGACTCCTTCTATTACAAGTAGTCAGACACCAACACCTACAAATACTGGTACCCCAACTCAAACACCAACTCCGAGTTCAACTCCTCCACCTCCGTTAAATCCATTATCATTGGGTAATCTACAACATTGGTATTTATCAACAAGTGGGGCAACAGCGGCGTCTTGGACTAACTTGGGATTATTGGGTGGGTCAATCAATCAGGGAGATGCAGCAAAACAACCTACAATTATCACAGAAACATTGGGGTCATTTAGTGGAACTGCTGTAAATTATTTTGGTCCTCAAAATCAAGGGTCAGGATTCCCATTAGAGAATTATTCAGGTATGTCTATGTTCGTGGTAATGAAGAGAAACGCAAATGATGTTTTGAAAAACTGGACTATCAACTTAGCGGGTGGTGCTGGAGTTTGTTTTGTTATAGGAACTCAAAATCCTGAAATTCTCAAAAATCCTAATATTGTTGCTTCAACACCACAACCTTATCCATTGGGAGAATTGTTTATTGCGTCATCAGGACAATCCAATTCATTCTTATCTGCGACATTTAATGATGTGGCAGGAACAACTGGTTCAGCATTCATTGGTACTGATGTATCTGACTCCTTTAATATTGGTAGTGATGAAGCACAAACCGCGAACGACATCAGTATATTCGAATTTTTGATTTACAACAGATTGTTGAACGCATCTGAATACGCACAAGTGGTGAATTATATTAAAACAAAGTATCAATATAACTCTTGGTAATCGAAATATAATATGTTCCAACAAGTCCCATTACCTTTAACCACAGAAGCATTAAATGAATACGGAAAGTTATTTACTGGTTATCTAAAAAAAGAGATACAGAAAAAACAATTCCCGTATGGCAATCCCAACCAAAGAGGATTGGGGGACAAGGTTGCGTCAGGTAAGTTATTAAACTCCATTGATTATGAGATAATAACTGATAGTGATGGAAACCCAACATTAGAAATATCTTACATTGATTATTTTGAGAATGTCAATTTAGGTAGAAGAAGAGAGAAAAAGAAAGTCCCCATAAATGCTCTATTAAATTGGATAAAAGTTAGGGGACTAAAAGGTAGAAATAAGAAGGGTCAGTTTATCCCCAATTTAAGTTTTGCCTTCGCAATACAAACAAATATATTTAAGTTTGGTATTCGTCCTTCCAATATTTATGATAAAGGACTTGATGGATTATTAGATTTTGTAGATAATCCACCAGCAGAATTACAAGGAGAATTACAAGAGATTTACAACATGATTGCTCAGGATGTGAATAACTTTATAGAAAGAACAATAACAAAAGAATTGCCATCACAAATATAATAGAATGAGTTTAACTTTGAATATAAGACAGATGCCGTTGGAAGCAACCCCATCACACGCAGACCACACATGGAATGTCGTGATGAATGATTTTTCGGCATACACCGACATCAGATTGGTTGTTGATGTCTATAAAAATCCATATCAAAATGACTCAGGTTCAACTCAGGATTTTGGTAAGGTAGCCAGATTATTAGTTCCACCAAACCAGTATGGTAATTGTATATTCAATGTTGAAACTGTAATCAATAACTTGGTTGATAAGAACCCAAGAAACATGGGGGGTATTGCCAATGTCACATCAGGAACAGCACAACAGGATCCGTATTTGGTAAGGGTTGCTGACTCTCAAACGACATCAATATCTGCGAACACATCACAGGCAACCATCGTCAATGATAGAACCTCCACATACTCATTTTCCAATGGTTTTAACGGGGGTTATGAAGGATTTGATAACATCTATCACATCAATGAATATCGTCTCTTATTCGGGGTGCAATACACCGAATCAGGACAAACCATAACAACAATCCCAAGCAACTTTTCAACATACACAGGATACACAGGTGGGTCATTATCTTTGATTAGTGCGGCAAATCAACCATACGGAGTTATGATATGGCCTGGTGTTCAAGACAATAAGCAAATGTCTCAAAAGTATTACTATTCAGGAACAAACTTGAATGGGTCTCAAAACTATTTGAATACTGCTGTTTATCAATATCAGATGAGTACTGGTTCAACAAGAGGTAATTTCATGAGCACCTTTGGTGATGAAACAATACCTATGACTATTCTTGGTTCTAATGTATATCAGACAAGATTTAGAACCCATTACTACAAATGTCCTATCATCGTTGGATTTATGTATGGAGGTAATCCCTTATTCAACAACACAACTGCTGTTGGAGGAATTATATATCTACAAAAATCACAGGGGAATGGTCAGTATAACTATGATACAATACAATCAAACCCAATCAACTTTACAGCAAGAGCAAACGCTCAAACGACAGCACCATATTCTTATTTGTCTCAAAGAATAGCATACGGAATATTCAAACCAAACCCTGTAATCAGGACTGATTCTGATGTTGCTATATTCTTGTCTAATGATGTATTAGGTTATGATTATGATGTGTATGGGTCATCAGAAATAGTCCAATACAAAATGGTTGGGGACGAGTGTTTCAACGACCCAATCTCATTCTTATTCTTGAATAGACAAGGTATTTGGGATACTTATACATTCACAAAAAAATACACAAAGAGATACGCTCTAAATAAAAAAGTTTATTCATCACAGAAGACATTGAATACGCCATGGTGGAATAGACAATCTTATGATGCTGGTGAAACAGTATTCTATGGAGATGCTGCTGAACTCGTGACAGTTGATTCTAACTTTGTAATTCAGAATGATGTTCAAGTTATTGAGGATTTATTGATGTCCCCTTATGTATATCAGATTGAAGACAACTGGTTACCATCATCAAATCAGGATTTTATTTATCCATATCTAATACCTTGTACCGTTCAAAATAAAGAGGTCAAAGAATATCTAAACAAGTATGAGAGGATATTCCAATATACAATAGAACTTAAACAATCTCCTTATAGAGATTTTATATTACCATTCTAATATGCTAAGAATCCTCACCAAAGTAGATAATGAAAATATCTTTCTTGACCTGTATAGAAATGAACCAGTATTGCTGTCTTTATCATTTGCTGAATTACAGGACATAACCAAGAAGAACTCAAATTTCTCAAAGGCATTCTCATTACCAGGTTCAAAGAAAAACAATCAGGTATTCAACTTTTTTTATGACCTAAATTCAATACCAACAGATTTCAACCCCAACAATAAGTTCGATGCGAGTTTAATGTGGGACGGATATGAGATTATGGTTGGGTCAATTCGTTTGAATGGTGTGACTATTGCTGATAATGAAATCATCTATCAGGTTACATTCTATAATCAGATTGGTAATCTTATGGCAAATATTGGGGACAAGTTCTTAGTTGATTTGGATTTATCTCATTTGTCTCACCCCTATTCACCATCAGTAATTCTTGAATCCAATATTGACCCTGATTTATTTCCTTTGACTGGTGCCACAAATTATTCCTATCAGAATGGAAAAACGATGTGGGGATTATACAATATTGGATATGATTATATTTCAGCAAACACAGTCAATTCAAAGACCACTCCATTAGTTCAATTTAGTAGAGTAGATAATAACAATGGGGTCATATCATACAGCGCACAACCTGGTAATTTTGACTATTATTTAACTCCTGTAAATGACTATTATTTCAAGCCAGCAATCCAAGCAAAAGA